AGAGGGGGAAAGACCTAGAATTGTATTCATTTTCTCAGCCATTGCGGTCTGAGAGGGAACTGCAGCCGTAGGTAGGTCGATCTCCGCATACATTCCTGCGTTAATGCAGCGTTGGAGTTCGATAGGACTGCGATAGATTAAGTGAGTATAACGGTCTGCCCGTCGCAGGTCCGTGGCGTAGTACGACACGAAGAACTGGTCAATAGGCACAAACTCAGAGACTGGCCTATTGAGCGTAATATCAAAATAAATCTTTTTAAATGCTGAACCAATTAGCGGAAGATTAAACAGCATCCGCTCTGTTTCATCGAAGTACTCAGGAATCTGTTCAGTTAACTGGTAATTCATAAATGTCTTGACGCGCTGCGCCTGTTCTTCGCGCCGCTTATCTGACTTACCTAAAATTTGTGTCCTGACAGGACCAGCAGGAGGGAATAGCTCCTGAGTTGCCTTTGACTGGAACTTAACTGCTGACTCAATGATTAGGGGATGGACTGCAGTACAGGCACCTTCAAATGGTTCAGATGCTTCCTCAATCTTTAGACCAAGGAGATCAAAGCCACGCTCAAACATTGACTCCCACTCAGCCCGACTTTCTTTGTCAGCTTCATAGTTGTCAAGTACCTGATTTGCAATTTCCTCAAGAGTGTCCTCGTCTAGATCGTCAACAAGGTTCTTGAAGAAACCTTCTTCGTCGTCCATCGCATATTCAGGTATTTCATCTGGTCCTTCCTGATCTGAATTACCAAATTCAATAACCACACCACCGTCATCGTCAAACTCCATATTAACCGGACCTGTTTCGACTTCAGTGCTGTCAGGGCCAATACCAATCTCAATGATATTATCCTGCTCAATGCGATCAAACGGATTTCTTTCTACAGCCATTAAAACTTCCCCATAAATAATTCTTCACACTTAATACTTGAAAGTATATTACTAACTTCTCCAGTATGCAACCTTTTTCTGCCTACGTGGATTAACATCATCTTCCCATTCAGGGTCTTCAGGATGTGTTAGTCTCCAGCTTTCCTTGACATACTGGATTGCCATTGTCATTGCGTCCACTTGGTCATCGTGTTGCCCATAGGGAAATGACAATGCTTCACCTATCAAATCTTCAGCCCATGCCTTCTCTGCTGGTAGCCATACCCTACCTGACTCAAGCATAGGCGTTGAAGCATAGACCCTTGAGGTCTTGTCACGATCAGGCAGGTATTCCATAACTGGCAACCCTGACCGTCTCATATCCTGAATAAGTGATTGTCCACTTGCTTTCTTTTCAATCATACATACATCAGGCATAAACTTCATATACATTTCTTTTGCCAGTCTTCTCAACTCAGGATATTCAAACCTGCCCTTGATGTTTGACAGCAAGATTAGATTGGAGGCAAAGTCTTCAGTACCATCTTCATAGTCTTCCTGCATGGAGAAGATGCCCCATGTCTGGATAACACTATAGTCTGCCGTTGTCTTAGTTGAGAACGCAGTATCGTAAGTCTGGATTACAAAGTCACAGCTAGGCGGATCGCCATACGGCCAGTCCTGCAGCCACTTACGTTTAATCAGCCCACCTTCTTCAGGTGAAGGGTTCTGCATGTAAAGGCTTTCCCAGTACTTACCACCGTTACTGTTTCTAATTTCTTCTTCATCAATACGCAATAGCTCATCCGGTTTCCATTCAGGAAAGTAGGAAGACCCTACAGGTAGGCCAAGCAGTTCACTTGCAGGTTCATCTAACCATGCAGGAATACTGACTACTTCCCACGGCAATGAATACTGCAAGTCATTTTCTAACTCTTGCTTTAGAAGCCAACCACAAAGGTCATCAAAATGGTATCGGGTGTTGATAATAATAATTGAACCGTTAGGCATGATACGGGTTCGTAGACCAGAGGGATACCAATCTTTAATATACTTTCTACCACTTTCAGAAAACGAGTCCTCTTCTGACATCACGTCATCTAGAATTGCAATATGTGCACCACGACCTGCAATCTGTGATCTTACACCTGCAGCATAGTATGAACCATTAAGATTTGTTTTCCACTTACCTGCTGCCCTAACGTCTGCCCTCAGTGTAACACCCTTAAAGATTTTTTGAAACTCTTCAGTGTTGACAATATCTCTGACAGTTCGTCCAAAGTCTGATGACAATTGGTCACTATGGGAAACTGACATAATCTCATGGTTAGGTGAATTACCTATGTACCATGCAGGGAAAAGCTTTGAGCATATAACTGACTTTGAACTACGTGGTGGTAGGAACACCATCAACCTTTTGATCTTGCCTTCATGCACGTCTTGCAACTTCTGAGAAAGAACTTCAATGTGCCTACCCATTTGCCAGTCAGATACCAGCGTAGGTGCAAACATTCTTACAAAGGTCAGGAAGTCATTCTTTGCATTTGCCATTGCCAACTGTTCAAGTGACGATGAAAGCTCTGAAAAGGTTCCGATCCTACCCAGTTCTTCATAGTCATCTGGAAAGTCACTTGTCATAAATTGTACCCCATATCATCATCACTACAATATACCCTACCCATGACAAAAGTGGAAGGTAAAAAGACCACCTCAAAATGACAAAAAAGATAGGCAAGGATGTTTTTATTCTTTTCATCATAAAAAATACAGTAGCACACTTGCAGGTTCTTTCAAAGCATGATATGCTATGCGAGTCACTGAGGGGGTCTTATAAGATATATAGAGATATATATAAAGATTAAAAAAGATAACAATAATAATATACATAAGAGTCTTATAAGAGTCTAATTAGATAGGCGAGGCTCCGTCCCAAATCATCACGACATGATATCACCCCTGTTTTTTTGGTCTATATGTCACAGGGGTATTATATATATACATGCGCCACGCGACTTTTTGGGTGGGGTGTGTCTTTATAGACACACTAGATTCTGGAGGATTCTCTAAAGAATCCTTATTGTCTGCAAAAACAACACAAGTGTTGCATAATGGCAACAACTCTGCCTCTAAAGAGGCAATGGAGAGACGATGTAGACCTAAAAGGTCTAGAAATTCACTCTCTTTGTCTCTTAAGTGTGGTATTTATACCACTCTAGAGACAAGTAGGACACCCCCTAACCCATTGTATTTCATACAATAACTCCCCAAATCTCTCATGTGTTGCCTTTCAGCAACACTGATGAGATTCCTCGTAGCCTGATGAACCCGAAGGGTTGACAGTGATGAACCATTAGAGATACCACTATGGCTCTCATTTATGAGAGACATAGATGGTTCTCTTAACAACTCTGAAGGACGACGACGATGGTTGAGATGGTTTTGTATGGTCTGGCAGTAGCCAGTGTTCTGGTAGCAGCTTACAGCCTTTGGCTGTCCATCACTGCCACTTTGGGTCTTGCCGATGTTACCGAACAGCGTCGTCTCAACCGTTTGGTTGAGGTCAAGGCAAGGGAACAGCGTCGCCATCGTCGGGCTATGGCAAGGGAACAGCGTCGCCATCGTCGGGCTATGATCCGCAGCCGCCGTCGCTAGGCAGCTTGACAACCCTTAGAGATACCACTATATCTCACATCCTGTGAGAGATATAGATGGTTCTCTTACCAACCCTGAAAGGAAGTTCCTCCTATGACAACCATTGCACAAGCAATTGACGATATTGAGTTCAACACCAGCTTTGCTGTTTATGTCAGTGTTGGCTCTGATGAATATCTTGATATTCATGACCAGAACGGTGACTTTGTTGAAACCATCTCACCCGATGAAGCTGAAAGCTTTGTCAACAACCACTCAGCCTAAACCCTTAGAGATACCACTATATCTCACATCCTGTGAGAGATATAGATGGTTCTCTTAACCACTGCATTGCAATCAACCACAAGGAAATCTACCAATGGCTAAAACAGCAAAGCTGACCTTCCGTGTTAATGCTCGTTCCCCGAAGTATGGCTACGGCTTCCATTCCATTAACAATGGATGGCGGCTTGACATCCCGTGGCACAGCCTGACAGTCTTTGACGGCGGCACACAGGGCAAAAAGACCATTCGGTCTAGCCGTTCAGGACTTCGCTGGATTGTTGAAAACAATCGGAAGCGTCGGGTTCGTATCAGCCACAACGTAGCAGCATAAGGCGAAACAGGGAGTTAATCCCTGTCTGGCGGTGAAGCCGTCACTGATGAGCCTATCACTAAAAGGAAACAAACTATGTTTGTTCGTGATCAAAGAATGATTGAAGCCTTTGCAAAGCAAAGCCCCAAGAACACTGAAAGTGTAGCAGTGTTTGTCATTGCATCAATCCGTACCCAGCTTGTGACGCTCCCCCGTATCATGAAGACCTACCGGAAACGTGGCAAGAATGGATTAGCAGAGCTAATGCCGAAACAGCGTGAAGGTATTCTGTATGTCCGACAGAACCGTGACTGGCTCTACAATCTTGTAGAGAACTATCGCAATGGCGGTATCTCAACTGAGGAAGTTCTGTTAGAACTACAGCGCATCCCTTGCATTGGCTTGGTGAAGGCAGGATTTATGCTTCAGTGCCTTACAGGCAAGGTTGGCTGTCTGGATTGCCATAATCTGAAAGAGTATGGTTACAAGGAAGGTTCGTTCAAGCTTTCCCACAACAAGCATACCGAAGGTAATCTCAGGAAAGTCCGCAACTACGTTGATACTTGTGAGAAAATTGGTGGCTCTGAGTTCCTTTGGAACCAGTGGTGTGAGGGTATGGCGAACCGCTATCCCAAACACTTCAGCGATGCAGATGCCGTTTCATTCCTTCACACCGATGCCATACTTGGCATCAACTAATTCGGAGACTGTCTCATGGACAACACAACCCACAATGGCTGGACAAACTACGCCACTTGGCGTGTCAATCTGGAATGGTTCGATGGCATGGATTCCTTTAAAGGAATGACTGCTGAAGAATGTGAGGAATTAGTGACAGAACATATCGACGCTCAGTCCGAAGGACTGGCCCGTAACTATGCTATGGCCTTCCTTTCGGAAGTAAACTGGCATGAGATTGCTGAACATCTGAAAGATGAGGAGGAATAAACGATGGCTGAGTTTAGCATACATAATGTCACAGACATTAAGGTGAGTGATCGTTCACATACTGATCCTAACATTGCCTTTGAACCCTTTAGGGTTTTTACGGTAACGGTAACGGATGGGAAAGGTGTTGAACACGATGTAAAGTTCTTTACAAACAACCTTGATCTGGAGATTTCCAATGCAAAGCAAACTCTTTAGCGTTAGCTATGACTCAGGGGATGAGTGCTGGGTAGTTGAAACAGGCTCTGCCTCTTACTATCTGAACAACAGAACGTATGAACAGGCAATCCAGTTTGGTGATTCCATCACCAAGCGTAGTGAGGAGCAAACTAATGACTGACAGCAAATGGCTTGGATGGGATGACCTCACTACTGAGGCCCGTGATACTTATGAGCAACGCTGGATCGAAAGCTACATGCTGGAAACAGGCGATGACGACAAGTTTTCGGCCATACTGCAGTTTGAACAGTGGCTGAATACTTCAGCCCAGTATGAAATTAATTTTGCAGGGAAAGAAATCTAATGACTGACAGCTACATTTCCACCAATGCCGTAGGCACTAGCTTTGTTGGACCGGATGCCATCCAACTCTTTAGAGCCTTCCAAATCAAGGGAGCCTTGAAGATGTGGAAGGTGGGACTGAAAGTCCATCGTGGTGTCAGGCTCAAGGATTTGTTGGGCATGGTCAGTGAACACACTGGCAAGACCTACAAGAAAGCTGATCTGGACACAGCTATTGCTGATCTGGTACAATGGATTGAAGCAATGAAGGCAGCACTTCCAGTGGAGGCAAAGTAAGAGCCACGGCCTTGGCCTTAACCAATACAGACGACTGGTCCGTGAAACCAGAGAACGCTACGGAGAAGCAATCAATGATTGACCGCAAAAACAACACCGGCAACCACAACAACGGGAACTACAACACCGGCAACCACAACAACGGGGACTGGAACACCGGCC